TTTGGAAAAATCATCATTCGAAGGCACGATTTCCTTCTTCTTCTCCTCTTCCTCTTCCTCTTCCTCTTCCTCTTCCTTCTGCTGACTCCTAGACTGGAGCATTTGAGTCAAGTCCTCCATCTTGGCTCGTTGTTTTTTGAGACGGTTTTTAAAGCGTTTATACATCATAAACCCCAAACCGACAACAATTAATAGTATCACTAAAACCATGGGTATAAGCATGATGAACGGTCTATTATACTATATGCGTCATACTTTTTTTTTCATGACCTATAATAAACATGTCTGTCTTCAACGAACTGAGCGAAAATTATGTCATAGTTCCATCAGAACAAAAGACCGAAAAGGCCGAAAAGGCCGAAAAGAAGAAAATAAACCTTACCCCGTACGTGATGATTTTACTCATCCTGCTGGGTCTCTTCATCGCTTTTAAACTTGGGAGAAACTTCATTCATATCTAAATTCGTAACAAATATTATACCCAGTAATAATTAAAATATTCATACATAGTAACATGATTGCTTTAATTATTCTCCTGATTCTGGATATCTATATCTTATATCAAACAGGAAGCCATCAGCATCCAAAGGAAATTGTCGGAAAAGGTAAGACCTGGACTGTTTACGGGAGCATGAGCTGTGGATGGACTCATAAACAGTTAGAGTGGTTCAAAAAATCGGGTAAATCCTATAAATTTGTCGATTGTGACAAGGAAGAGTGTCCCGGAATGGACGCTTTCCCTACGCTTATTAGCCCTAAAGGCGAAAAAATTGTCGGGTATAGAGAAGTCTAAAGACCACGCACAACAGACAACGCGATAGAAAGAATAAAGGCTTCGAGAAGCGTATCAACCTTTCGTAAGGTGGAAACATGTTTCACCAAAGATTTGTTCCAAAGAAGCTTGATCAGGAATGTGCTGATGAGAAGATTAATCAAGAACAAAATAATGATGCGAGTACGCTCATTTTGGCTTCGGGTCTGGGAGATTTCCTTTAACATTTATTATTAGTCAATAATTTTTTTCTGAAGTAAACTTAAATGGCAAGGAATTTGCCTTTATCTGGTTCCGAAAAAAAATTCACCAATAGACGATGGGGGTCAAAGACAGGAATCGATAATAATAATTGCTACGCATACGCCGTGGGAGACTACGAAGCGTATCGTTGGCAGAAGAGTATTCCAGGTGACAGATCGGGTCTTTCGGATAAAGGCCACACATATACACACTGTACAAGTCTCCCAAAGAGAGTTGTGTCGGATAATCCCACCAAAGTATACAAAGCTGGCGCTAACGAAAAGTGTAAAAAGGGGTATTACAAGGTCATGATGTTTGTTAGTCCCGGGAGACCCACAAACTATATTAGAATGGGAGACTTTCACTTCTATAAACAACACGGCGTGGTTGAATATAAGGTGAAGGATGGAGATACGGTGGCGAGTTTAAGCAAATTTTTTAAGGTGCCTGAATCAAGGATTCGTAGTGCGGGTAAGGTAGAAAAGGGTAAGAGAATCGTTTTTAAAGCTAATGTGTTTTCTCATAAGAGGGGATGGGCTACAGGTCCTCTTTTGAGTGATGCGTCTGGTAAGGTGATCAAAGATCCTAGATATGCGGCGAGGAATTATCCTGGTTTAAATTACACAACCTACTGTAGTTCATTCTGTGTCCGCGACACTGGAATTAAAGTCGGAAAGACTCATCCCAAGGTCCGACAGAAGACTTCTAAGGTCTAATACGTTTTCTATATCAAAGTTGATATCACATTCGTCCAAAAATCTCAACATTGCCTCGGACTCCGGCACGGGTACGGAATCTGAATTCCCTGTGTCGTTATTGGTAACTGTTATAGTTACTGTAAATTTTGAAACGTCAAATAGTTTCCTACACGTCGGACAAGTATTCTTACCCTTTTCTTTCCACTTATCTAAACATTCCGTATGAAATATATGCCCACACCTTAGGCGTGTATTTGATCTGGTCGATCTAACCTCTGTAAGACATATAGAACAGGGAGAGGACATTAAAGTATTGTTATAAGTTTTTTTCACATATTTTACGTGATTAATTTGTATCCGGTTTAATGAGACCCTTTTTCGCCTGCTCCTTTTGAAGTTGTTCGATCACGGCCGGACCACCTTTCTGAAGAAGTTGTCGATAAGAATAATTATCCGCATATTGAACACCATTTTTTTGCATGATGTGGTTATTCAAGAGTTGTGCTGAAGAGTTAAGAGAATATTGACGACCGTCTGCCATTCCGAGACGCTGCGACATGATCTTATTTACATTAACATTAGAAATTAATTTTTCGATTTGTAATGGTCTTGAGCCACGAGTGATATCCATTAGCCCTTACTCTTCTAATCATGGTTTCAATATTGTGACCAAGAAATATATTGAATGTATCGGTGTCTTGAGTTCGTTTAACACGAATTTTTTCATTTTGATTGATGTGTTGATTGATAATATTGTATGCGAATACGATCTCCTTGAGAGTCTCTGCGCCAGTTATAATAACCTTACCAGTACTAAAAATACTAGTTGTGATTTCTTTCATTTCTTCTGCTGGTCTGAATTTGATCTTCACCGCCGAATACCGATCTGGTTCAAAACTAATCTTGAAAATGTCCGAATGGGTTTCAAAATGTTGTGCGACTTCCATGAGATTGACATTGTAATTCAAACTGAAATTACTATTTATCATAACGACCCGGAAAGAATCCAATGGTGTGGGCTTTTCAAGACCTATACAAATCTTAAACAAATATTCCAGTTGTGTGATGATTCTCTTTGCGTCGAGGAGATCAGATGCCCCCGCAATCTGAATGGAACCGTTCGGAAAAATCTTCACCGACTTAACAGAATATTGATCCTCGTACGTGAGAGTAATTTGATTATAAAAGGTCGTGGGCTTAATTTTCCATTCAAACCCATCAAAATCTGAACCAACACGACGAAGTTTTATGGAACCATTTTCTTCAAAGACCTCTCTGAGTTTCTTGATGTCTATTTCCCGTTCAAATTTGGAAATAACTGTTATGGTTGTGATTTTAATCCATGAAGGTTTATATTCATCTGGCATCTTCGATCTAAACTCATCGAGAGTTAAAAGATACGAAAATGTATTGTTGGCAATACCCGAGAATTTCATCGTTTTTGACTTAAAATCTAAAGAAATGGCTACAACTTAGGAACTCTTTAATGTCAGATTAATGAGTTTAAAAGAAAGACGATACATCAGTTCATGACGTCATTCTTAAAGAGTGCATTGAATGTCGTCGATGTCGATTCTAATTTAAATTATGTGGAAATAAAATACACTAAATGGAATAGAGTTTTGGCTATATATGAAGATTTTACTGATTATTTATATACATCTAGTAAAGGTGATTGGGTAGAAATCACTTGTTCTAAACAAGATATCCAATATGAAAATTTTCTACAAACTATGGTTGAAAAAACGGTCGAATCCACACAAAGAATGGCTTTGATCGCTTTAGATAATCTACTTGCTAGAAAGGATTTAGAAAGTCACGATATTATTCGTATTATGAATACGTGTAAGATTGTAAATCCGTCGTTCAAGGTTCCATATATAAACAAAAAGAATACATGGCAATTAGAATTTGCGAAGGGGTTTATCCGGGATTATTTACCCGATGCGATTGAACATTGTCTCTCTAAAAAACGATTACATAGAATTTTTACTGTTTTGAAGCTAATCGACGAACGATAAGTATCAATGCGGCGATAATAACACAAACACATAAAATTTTTAATATAGTTGGCCTGATTTCATCGTCATCGTCAGTAATAGGAGGCTCGAGACCCGTATCGATGTTTCTCTTTTGAACCGGTAAAGTCTTATCAACCTTCGGGCGAGAGCACCAATCTAATGTATTATCACCCGCCGAGATGCCGTATTTGCATATGGGACTTTCTTCTGGTTCAGCGACACCGGGAGCCTCGTCTTCGATAGAACCCTTGAATTCAGATTTAAGTGTCTCGCGTCTCCCACCGGGCAAAGAAAAATCGTTCTGAACAAAAGGATTAATCTTATCTATGGCAGCCTCGTCGTCGATCATACAAGAACTCATTATTTATTATAATCTTATATTTTATATTTTTTAGTTCCGATCTTCTGCCTGTGTGCTGACCACATTGTATCTAAATCAACATCAAGCATATGCGCCAATTGAAATAGATAACTAAATACATCTCCCATCTCCATCATGACATCTACGCCTTTGTCTTTTTTCAAATTTGTTTTCTTAAACGTCTTCTTATATTGCCTGATAGCGGATGCCAATTCCCCCACCTCCTCTGTAAGAAGAAGCCACACTGTATCAACATTTGCACGGTCCCAACCTTTTGATTTACAAACCCTCTCGGTCTCATCTTTGTAATAATTTAAGGTAGCCATGGCACTTAATGATGAATAGTGTCATAACTTTAAATGTTTGTAGATAGTAATAATGTCAATCGCAACCAGACTTGCGAACAATAGAGGAAGAATGGCAATCTGGTCTATCATATGTCTGCTTATTATCATAGGTATCATGATGTATCTCAGGAGAGTATCTGATAAAAACCTCGAGAGTGAATATGCCGAATTTTATGAAAAGAAAGAAGATGCCATCCCCGACGAGGAAAAGGTGGATTTAGACGACATGTTCTCGCTGAAGAAAATACAAAAAAGGCAAATAAAAGATTTAAGAGCCGGAGGTCTTACAACTGAGAAGATGGCCGACAACATGGGTATTCCCCCGGAATATGTGAAAGGATCGAAAAAAAATAGAGACAAAAAATATTAGTAAACAATAATAATGAGTCTTTTGTCCGTGAATAACTATAATGAACTCAGTAGATTACAAGAAATTTCTAATTCACTGAGTTTGCATTCTAACCCCGTCAATGTTGCTCAAGAGGCTACAAATCTTACGATAGAAACCATCCAGGGTATATTGGAGGGTCTAATGCGCCGTATCAATAAAATGGATACACTTCCCGATGACGCGAAAGTGATCATCGGAGATATGGATTCTGATAATTTACATAAATTAACATGGCAATTACGTCGCTTACATACCTATTTGTGAATTCTTGGGAATCTTCATGCCAACTAAACTTGTACTCACCGGCCTGTCCTCTGGATTGGCTATAGTATCCGAATCTTTCAAATAGTCAATATATTGCGTAACGCCCGTTTGGATTTGGGCTAATGCGATATTGATCACCTGCTCGTTAATAAACTTGACTTGTTCGTTTACCTTATGATAATGATCACCACTGTTATTTATAAATGCAACACGCATGATTCCATATAAATCCTGGTCATTCTGATAATCGATAGCAATGCCAGTCTTATTTTTGAACGCCTGCCTGATACCCCGCTGAAGAACGTTTCGGTTAAATTCCGAAAAGAAAAGCGTGTTCAGGGGAGTCTCTTTTTGGCTGAGTGAATTGAGATTCAAGTTGTCACACATTTAATATTAGTGAACAGTTTTTTTTCGAGGAGTATATTAAATGATAACTGGAGCCGACTTCGATAAGTCATTTAATGCCAAGGTCAAAAATTTTGAAATGAAACCGGCATCGGACGCCGAGCCATTTATCGGTTCGTATCCGCCTGTCTCTCGTCCGGGTGATGCTGGTCGTTTTTTCGTGAATACCAGTTCCCTGGAACCACCCGCAGTTGAACGTGTGGGTGCTGTTCCCGTGAAAGAAAAGAAAAAGGGGTGGTGGGGAAAGTAATATAAAAATAATCAGGTAAATATAGTATATAGGAGGATGAAAGTTATAAAACGTTCTGGTCGTGAAGTTGAAATGCGGTTTGACAATATCACTAGCAGAATAGACGTCCTCACGGAAGGATTGTCCGACGAACTCGAACCATCGAAGGTGGCACAGCAGGTATTCTCGTCTTTGTACGACAGGATAACAACCCAAGAAATCGATGATCTCTCGTCGGAAACTTGTATTGGAATGATTACCAGTCATCCCGATTATGAAATTCTAGCATCTCGTATCGTGGCTAGTAATATCCAGAAAATCTGTCCCAATAATTTCCATTTGGCGATGAGAAAACTCAGTAAAGCTAAAATTATAACCGATGAAGTTCTCCAAGTCGCCGCAAAGGTAAAAGATGAGATCAAACATGATAGGGATTACGACTTTTCATATTTTGGTTTAAAAACCCTCGAAAAATCGTATCTTCAGCGCATCGATGGCAAAATGATTGAAACGCCTCAGTACATGTTCATGCGGGTTAGTATAGGAATCCATGGCGATAACGTGGAGAAGGTTCTGGAAACGTATAATTATATGAGCCGGGGCATGTTTATACATGCGACACCCACACTGTTCAATTCTGGTACTCCTCGTCCCCAACTGTCATCATGTTTCCTGGTGGCGAACAAGGAAGATAGCATCGATGGGATCTACGATACAGTGAAGGAATGTGCCCAGATCAGTAAATGGGCGGGAGGAATTGGGCTTCATGTGCATGACATAAGGGCTAACAAATCTCATATTCGCGGTACAAACGGGACTTCAGATGGAATAATTCCCATGCTAAGAGTTTATAACGCAACGGCGAGATATGTCAATCAAGCTGGACGTAGGAAAGGGAGTATAGCCGTTTACCTAGAACCCTGGCATGCCGACGTTTTTTCATTCCTTGAACTGAGACTCAATACCGGTGAAGAGGAGGCTCGATGCCGAGACCTCTTCCTGGCTCTCTGGATTCCAGATTTGTTCATGAAGAGAGTGGAAGAGGGTAAAAATTGGAGTCTTTTCTGTCCGGATAAGGCTAGAGGTCTCTCGGATGTGTATGGTGAAGAATTTGAAAAATTATATGAAAAATATGAAAATGACGGACTCGCTACAAAGACTGTACCCGCCGAAGACATTTGGAGAGCTATACTAAAAAGTCAGGCAGAGACGGGAACACCGTATATGTTATACAAAGATGCGTGTAACAAAAAATCCAATCAATCCAATCTTGGCACCATCAAATCATCAAACTTATGTACGGAAATCGTTGAACACACAAGTCCGGACGAAACGGCGGTGTGTAATTTGGCATCCGTTGCCCTTCCCAAATTTGTCACGGGTGGTGAAGAAAAATTTGATTATTCGGCACTCCATACGACTATCAAGATCATGACTAAAAATTTAAATAACGTCATCGATAGAAATTTCTATCCGGTTAAATCTGCGGAACGTTCTAACATGCGCCACCGTCCGATAGGCCTAGGTGTGCAGGGTTTGGCAGACGTTTTCTGTTCTCTTCGTCTTCCGTTTGATAGCGAAGAAGCAAAGAAAATTAATTCATATATTTTCGAAACTATATACCACGCCAGTCTTGAGGCGAGCTGTGAATTAAGTGATGAAATGGGTCCATATTCATCATTCGAGGGGTCTCCAATTTCCAAGGGTATCTTACAATTTGATATGTGGGAAACCAAGGCTGAAATCCCCCATTCGGGTATGTATGACTGGGAAGCCATGCGAGAGAGGGTAAAGAAGGGAGTGCGCAACTCTTTGTTGGTGGCACCAATGCCCACTGCCTCTACCGCACAGATTTTGGGAAACAATGAATGCTTCGAGCCATATACAACTAACATATACCTTAGAAGAACATTAGCGGGAGAATTTGTGGTTGTGAATCAACATCTGGTCACGGATCTCAAAAAATTGGGTTTGTGGTCAAAGAAGATGAAGGACTTAATGGTAAAATCTGGGGGTAGTATTCAATCTATCACGGACATTCCGGATGATATTAAAAAATTATACCGAACTGTATGGGAGATAAAAATGAAAGACATAATCGACATGGCTGCGCAGAGAGGTAGATATATAGACCAATCTCAATCCATGAATTTATTCATGGAGAGTCCCACATTATCTAAAATTTCCAGTATGCATATGTATGCCCATAAAAAGGGTCTCAAAACCGGTATGTATTATTTAAGAAGTCAAGCAAAAGCCCGCCCTATACAAGTTTCACTAGAACCAGATTGCGTCGCATGCTCGGCTTAAAGTTTTAAATATAAATTATTATAGTGATGACAAAATTCGTTGATGTATTAGATACCATACAAATAGGAGATTTTGACAAAAGACGGAAACTTGCCATAACAACAACAGATGGTAAAGCGGTGAGGATGACGACGCCTAGGATGTATATGCCATTTGGGTTGAGCGGATTTGTCCCAGACGTGGGTCAAACCAAATGGAATATAGATTTCAACATGATGGGATACGACGAAGAGGGTAACAGTGTGAAGAAATTTTTTAATGTTATTCGGTCCATCGAAGATAAAATTATAAATGCGGTCGTAGAACAAAGCGAGGCTATATTCGGAAAACAAATGTCAAAGGAAGAACTTGTTCCTATGTTCAATTCCAATATAAAGGAAAGTCCGGACAGAGAACCTAAATTTAGAGTCAAAGTCGATACGACACCCGACAACGAAATCAAATGTATGGTGTGTGATCCGGAGAGAAATGTACTAAACGATACCGTCATGAACGGGTTATATTCAAGAAATTCGGGTGTATCAATTGTAGAATTGGTAAGTGTGTATTTCTTGAACAAAAAGTTCGGATGTACGTGGAAATTATACAATCTAATGGTCTTTGAGCCACAAAGATTAAAGGGGTTCCAATTTATTTTATAATCACTTATTCGCTAACAAAAGAAGGTGATAAACCTTCTGGGCTTCTGCCAATAACTCACCCTGAATCTTCATGAACTCCTTTGGATCCTTACCTAGATTCATCTTGGCGACACGAACGGATTCAAACCACAATGCGAGGCTGTCTGCCATTATTATATTAGAGAGACAAAAAATCTCAATCTAAAATGTCCGTTTTTAGATTGAGGTTATTATAGACTAGAAATATTTAGGAAATTACAATTCATTTACTTGCTTAACCTTTCCATCTTGGCAATCTTCTTTTCGTAAGCCTTGGTGCCTTCCTTCGGTTGAAGAGAGAATTTACCCTTCTTCGGCTTGAAAACACGAACCATCGCCGCCTTACCTTCCGACTTCATGCGAGCCAACGCCGACTTGACAGCCTGCTTGCTCTTAATTTGGCCATCCTTCTTATCCAAAACCAAATCCTTCTTCTTAAGACCACCGGCGGTTTGGTCTGCTGTGCCATGTAAGACTTCCGCTCTGCTACCGATCGTCATTTTTTATATATACATTACACTGTGAAAATTTTTTTCACATCCAAAATATTAATCTTTTTGGATATCCTAGAAAATGGAATCTGTGTCTTGAGACGCTCATCATTCAAAATTTCTGAACACATTACGGATTTGTGTGCTTGTAATGCCATCATTTCTTCATCCACACTGGCAAACTCCTCCGTTCGTTTATAAAACAATTTTTTAACATAGACAGGCTTCGTTTGTCCAGATCTATGACTTCTTCCAATGGCCTGTAACTCAGTTGCTGGGTTCCAAGAGGGAGACATGATATAAACGCGCGTGGCTTGTTGTAAATTAAGGCCCTGGCCGCCAGATTTAATCTGAATTATGAATACCGCATTCGGAGACGCCTCCTTAAACAATTTAATCTGTTCATCCCTGTTCTCCTTTGATACAGTACCATCAATTCTAAATACAGGAATGCCCCTTTGTTTGAGATTATCTTGTATATGTTTCATTTCGCCCATAAATTGGCAAAATACGAGACTTTTCTCTTCGGGGTGACTTTCTAACATGTTAAACAGTGTTTCCATCTTTTTCGTCTTACCTGTCCAAGTTTCAGATTCAACTCCATACTGTTTAGCGATACCAGAGAGATACATTTGTGGCCATATCATACACTGTCTGGCTCGTAACAAACATTCCAAAATAATCATATTCTTGGCATTAAGACTGGCAGCATTCTTAAAAATTTCGCGTAATTTATCCTGAATATCCTTAAATGCAAAATTGTACAGATTTTTCTCACCTTCATACATCTCCAATCCAACGTTTTCAAAATGACATACCGGTAATTTATGTCTTATATCCATACCAGTCACATCTGTCTTAGTTCGGCGCAAAATATACAGCTCTCTTATCTGTTCCGTTCGTCCCTGAATTAAAGCCTGAGGAATCCCAATAAACTTACATAATGAAACGAAATCCTTCATAGAATTGAAAACGGGAGTACCGGTAACGACCCACTTGATCATAGCATCCAATTTACAAATACTCTTGTATGTCACGGACGATTTATTCCGAATTTCGTGAGCCTCATCCAATACAATTCTATCCCATTGAATTCTGTGTAACTCACTGTACTTTGTAAGAACAGAATACGGAGAAATTACAATATCCGAAGAATTCATAGCAACCAAATTTTCCTTTTCATTGCGTTTTGGGCCATCAAATACATGAACATTCAACTGAGGCGCAAATTTAGCTATCTCAGTCTTCCATTGAGTGATAATAGATTTGGGCACGACGATGAGGGAACGACCCTTAGGATTACCTAAAATAGTCGATACCACCTGTACTGTCTTGCCGAGACCCATTTCGTCACATAAAAATCCACCGCGAGAACCCATGTTTTCATTCTCTCTACGTAACATCCACATAACTCCATCAGTTTGGTAAGGGGCATATAAAGATCCATTTAATTCTCTTTTGGCGCGAATATATTGTATGTTTACTGGATTTTCCATTTTGAGTTGTGTTTTACAATGAAGCTATTTACTTAGGGGGGCTAATCGCTCATGTAAGTATCTTCCGGATCCACTTCAATCTCACATGGAATTACTTTTTTCTTGCGAGGTTTTCGTACCTTGGGTTCGGGAACTTCGATTCCGTGTTCTCTGTGATATAAAACCTTCTTCCAGAATTCTTCCATGACTGGAAAGTATTTTTCCCACCATTCTCTGTCCCGTTTAACATTAACAACGGTGAATTCCTCGGGTCGAGGCCAATTTGTTTCGGCTGGCTTGTATTGTATGAAGTCAGCTTCCTCCAGGTCTAATATCTCCATGCACATTTGAAGTTGGGGCATATAATGAACCGGAACTTCTCCATTTCCAATCTCCCTCGACATGGGACATTTGATTTCAACCAGCTTACCAGATTCACTCACGCCATCGGGGCTTCCACCTAGCCAAGTATATTTGGGATGGGGACACAATCCTATCTCATGTACAACTTCATTGTGACGCTGTTCGTACAAAATACGGGCTTCATCTTCATATTTCTCCCCGTGTCGGGTGGCTTCGTTTCCAGTAAAGACGGGCCCTTTGCCGCATTTCTTTAGCAGAAGATCGAATGGGGTTTCATAATGATTCAAACCTATTGCCGTTGCACAATCACTAGCAGTAAGCATGTTCCCGCGAAGATCCAACCATTCCTGGGATTTCTGGGCGGCATACTCGCGTTCAATGAGTACCTTGACATTCGGATGCATTTAATAAATATAGATTCTATCTTTTAATTAATTATCGGATAATCTCAGATTCATCCCTAAATTTATGTATTTTCACGATCTTGGGAGGCAAACCCGGAGGTGGTCGAGGCGGTGGCGGAGGAGGAGGCGGAGGGGGTTGGTGATGTTTAATCGGGGGTACATTTGCCACGTTAGATTTCGGTAAATCACCGCCCCCAAATGCGGGTAAGAACACCGAGCGAGCGGCATTTTGTTCCGCTTGTTTTTTACTCTTCGCGTATCCCTGTCCAAGTTGTCTATTTTGAACAATAGCCCCAATCACAAATAATCCATTCTCTTGTGACAAAACACGATATTCGGGAAGTTCATAATTGTTTGTCTGACAATATCGCATGAGATGATCCTTAAAGTTATCATCTACCATGATACAGTTCAAATCGATGAATTCGGGATTCTCATAAATCCCCAAAATAAATTGCTTTGCGTGGAGTAATCCACAATCCATATAAATCGCACCCACGAGGGCTTCAAATACATCTTCAAGAATCTTGGGATTATTATTCCATTCATTTCTCATTCCCTTTTCATCCATTAAAACAAGTTTATTCAAACCCAATTTTAATGCGATAGATGCGAGAGTTTCCGACCTAACTAATTTAGTCCTAGCCTTTGTTAAAAATCCTTCTTGCTTATCTTCAAATTTATCAAATAACCATTTAGTTATGACGAAACCCAATACACTATCTCCCATGAATTCGAGAGTTTCAAACGATTGAGTTAGGTTTTCATGTTCTTTTAATGCGGATTTATGGGTAAATGCCTTTTGGTACAGAGATAGATCTTTTATCTTTGTACCAACAAGTTGTTCTACTTCTTGTTGGGAAACATTCATGTTTCTTTGTTATTTATTAAAAGTTATTCGTTTAAGCTACTTAAATCCACCCCCTTAGACCACTCGGGCATCCTGGCTTATATAAGAGTGCCAGGAGTGGGGTTCGAACCCACGCGCACATTGTGCAGTGGGTAGTTTTGCACGAGGCATTTTTATTTTTATATGATTGAAATTAGACTTTTACGCCTTCTTGGCAGCCTTCACGTAATGCGGAGAAAGGAACTTTTGCAAGTTGAGGAAAGTAACTTGAACGTCGCCCGGCTTGAGAAGCTCCCGGAGCTTTTCGTCCATGATGAGAACGCGTCCATTGTCCGGGTGCTTCAAACCGTGTTCGGTAATGTACTTGGTGAGAAGCTTGGTAACTTCACTTCGGGAAACCAATTCTCCCGGCGGAAGACCAATAAATTCACGAAGCTGATCCGTGATTTCTTGCTTGCGGTTGAAACCGTTGTTGGCTGCGCGTGCGGCGGCCTTGGTTCCGTCCGGATCGTCCTGCTTAGACTTGATCTTGCGAACAAGTTTAGTAAGCGACTTAACGTCGGAACGGAGAGCGGCAATTTCAGTTTGAATTTCTTCAAGAGACATCTTATATCTTTCCTACTGGGTTCATCTTTAAGTGGATTAACACGTTTAAATCATATTTTGGTAACACACGTATGCGCAATATAAAAATGAAATTATATTACTTACGTTTTCTGACATTGAGAGCTAATGTACTGAGAATAACGAGGATAATTAATACGTATAAAATACGCTTAATGTTCTTTCTAAGATCGTAACGAAATGGTATGAATATATCATCTGTTATGGCAAATGGTGGCCTACTCTGGACATCCTTACATTGACCAGGACACCCCCCACCCGCACAACACGAAGCTTCGCATGGAAAAACCTTATCGCCATACCTGTAACCACATATTTGATTATCATAGGGATATTTCTTACTTTTATATGCGTAACATTTACAGTCAGCTATTCGATCACACTTAGAAGAACTGCAGTCCATATTTATATATTACAATATTATAATGGATACAAACGTTTACTCTGAGGCAGTCATCAGAAGATTCATGAAGAAAAATATGTTTATGGATGACGAAACATTAGTTCGATATTACAACAAAGACAACCTGTCGGGATACAGGAACAGACTCGCCAGAGTTCATAAGAAGGAAAATCTTGAAAAAATGATATATGCCGTAGTAACTGACAGTATCCGAGACATTGTCTATCAAATGATTGGAGAAATGTCCGATCATCTCCGTAAGATTGGAGATTTAGTCATATCTGGAGGAGAAGCGTTTAATCTATACATTGAACGCGCAGACAGAATAGTAACCGCAGATATAGATACCAAATTCGTACCGAGACTCAAATACGATAATAAATACTTTGGAAAACTCCAAGCCATAAAATTGATAATTTGGGATAAATTAGGCGAAATTGCGATGCGATATGACAAGAAGATAAAAGACAGATTGACAAAAAAGAATAAAGTATTCAGGTTTCTCGGTTTAGGATTTCCTGAAAAGGGTCCATATGTCACGAGAAGATATATGTTGATTAAGAAGAAAAAGATCGACAACGGCCCAGAGCCGTCCAAGAAGGACGTTTTCATCGATGTTGAGTTGTTTTCTCTGGATCTTAAACTCCGGTACTTCTCCCCAGCAAAGGGTAAGATAGAAGAAACTATATTGGGTGGAATATTGGATATGCCCCTTATGCGTCCGGGTGAATTTGGATATGAAGTCGTAGAGTCCCAAAAGAAGGGTGTAACATATAAATCCAATGGTAAAATGATTCGCGATCCCAGGATTTCTGTCGCGGGTCGTAGGTTTCTGATAGATGATGTATATTTAATGCAAAAGTTGGGTCTCCGACCAGAAAAGAAAGAGAAAGACAAACAAAGACTTTTAAAATTGAGTAAAATGATATCTTCTAAGTTCAAACTCAATTCCGGGGATAGCCTCGAGAGTATATATCATCGCGTACATAAATTCCCAATGACAGCAGCGAAAAGAATGAAAACAGATGGAGTCGTGAGTATGAAAACCGCAGAATCTCTCAATCCCAAAAAGTATATGAGATATACCACTGAACCGAGTGAGACGAGACTGGGGAGACAAATGGTATATGGACTTAAAGCTTCCTTGAGAACCATAAATGTTCCACAATATACAAAAACACACGGTTCCTATCGTTTTAACACAAATACCCAGTTATGGCGCAGAAATACACGCAGTCAGTATATTAAAAATGAATACACACACAGGCCGGCAAATGGTATAAATTTACCGGACAACTTAATCATCTCCAAAACGTTATATGGATTTAATCCCAGGAGAGATGGATGGGTATCGAAAAAGATATTGTCCCGTTCAGCACAAATACCGTTTGTTGGTTTAAAGAATTGAGAATATAGTTATATACAATGTTATACGGCGAACCGACCAAAGACGAAGATGGACTCCGATGGGTGAAGACCACCACACCGGAAAAGAAAAAGGTTTATATTCAGCTCAATAAAGTGAAAATCGAAAAAATCGAAGGCGATGAGATTACCATCGATCTCGCCACAGACGTAAATGCCGAAAGAATTGCGGCTGTGCATGAATTGAACAGGGAAGCTGCCAAGGATAATAGTGAGTCCTGGTTTGGAAAGGTTGTTTCAGAAGGAACATTGAAAAAAGCTTATACTACAGGAGCTGCTAATAAACTGACTGTTGATCGAATCGAGGCAACCCGGGTTTTTACAGCGGATCAGGAACCGACCGATTTTGAATCCATCATGGTGGATTCAGAGTGTGCCGTTATCGTGGAACTGAGTGGCATTTGGTTCGGTAAGAAAACTTTTGCTCCAGCCTGGAACCTGGTTCAGGTCAGGATTTCCCCTCCCCCGCCACAACCAGAAGAAACATACCCAGAACAATATGCCTTCAAGGACGAATCCGAAGATGACCAATAAAAAAAAATATGTTTATTACATAGTAAAAGATGAAGTTCCCGCGTGTCCCCGAACAATTGATCTGGGCTACTTTGGCACTCATTGTCATGTTTGCGATCTATCAGTACACCACGAATACAAAGAAATCTGAATACAGCGTCGAAGATGCTATGTATGCCCCGGCTCCGGCGGGTGGTAAGGCCACCAAGTGCGGTATGAAGGCCGGTACGGGTCTCGCTTCCAGCCTCCTCCCGCGCGAAGTCGCTTCTAAGGCCGATTTTGGTGAGTTTAAGCCGGATGACGTCCTCAAGGGCCAAAAGAACTTCCTCGAGCCGCGATCCCAAGTTGGATTCCCGGAAAGTGTGGGAGGTGCTCTTCGAAATGCGAACCAACAAATCAGAGCCGACCCGCCGGTGGCGAAGAAGGCTTACGTGTGGCAAAACAGTACCATTACCGCCGATACCATGCAGCGTGACTTGTAAATACTCAATTAAAGATATTAGATTAGATTAATATAAATGTCTTCTGAAGCCCCTAATGTCCCAGAAGAACTTTCGGCAAACGTTTCCAAACTTGTCGAATTAAATAAACAAATAACTGAAGCAAAAGCTGATATCAAGGTCCTAACCTCAGCCGAACGGAAAATTAAAGATTCCATAAAACGGTTGATGGTAACTCAGGGTATTGATACCATTAACCTCAGGCAGGGGAAAATCTCTCTTAGTACGACGACACGAAAGGGAACTATGACCAAGGTCGTCATCAAATCTGGTATTAACGCTTATTTCGGTGGAGATCCAGTCAAAATCGAAGGATTGATGAATGCTATTCAAGATCAGATTAAAGAAAAACGAACCACGTCTCTGAGAATAACTGGGTTAAAAGAGAAAGCCCCTAAAAAAGAAGAAACAAATTGATTTGAGACTATAAACGACCAAAATGGTTTGGTCTCAGTACTTATATGAAGGAACTCATGGAACGGAATTAGATCCAGACGAATCTAACGATACCACATTCATCGAAGAGGATGAATATGGTATTCAAGAATGGGAGTTAGAATATGGTGAAGAACTCCGCGAATTGTGGAATATGATACAAATCCTATTGCGTGACGCGTGGATAGAAAAGGAAATTCTATATCAAACCGATTATTGGGAATTTGTAGAATTTTGTTATGAAGACTCGTGGAATAGGTATTTTCAAAATAACACCATTAATATAGTATATAGAGATAAATTATATTATATATGGCAAAAAATGAATGAATATAGAAGAGATGCGGGACTCCAGGGACAATTCTGGAAAGGTGCCAATTTCTCACATTTTATGGATTTTGTTACAACCAACTCTAAACTCCGATTTTAAATATTAATATACAATAAATGTTACCTGACATAACAACAAAAAAAGTTGCGATCCCGGCCATGTTATTCACACTTTTGTCGCCGGGAATGCTTTTAACCACAGACGGTAAGTCCATCAAAATTTCAAATGGAAGTACTAACCAACAGGCTATCTTATTCCATGCCCTCGTTTTCTTCTTGGTCTATTCCGTCGTGGCCAAGTCTTTGGGAATCATATTAACGAAGGGCGACCTTTTGGTCACTACAGGTCTCTTTATTGCGCTTAGTCCGGGTCTTCTTTTGACCATCCCGGGTGGCAGTAAGGGTGTTATCCAATCCGGACAAACGAGTCTTCCGGCCGTTTTCGTACATGCATTGGTGTTTTCCATCACGTTTGCGTTATTACGTAAAAGATTTCCTCAATTCTATTAGTAAGATGAAGTATTTATCCATCGGACCAGGTGCCATGGGTATTTATGCGTTGATCGGCGCCCTCAAGGGTGTTGAATCAGAACTTCACGAAGTCAAAGAAATCGCAGGAGCGTCTGCGGGTTCAATATTGGCATTATTTATGGGATTGGGGATGTCTATCGATAACATCTTAGATGTTTCTTTAACTGTAGATATCTCCGAATTTATTAAAGTAGACATACTTTCATTCGTTAATAAATTTGGTTTCGCGAGCATTAAGACAATTAGAAAAAAATTAATTGAAATATGTGGTCGTAATCCTAAATTTAAAGAATTAGAAACGAAAATTCACGTAGCCGTATTCTGTTTAAATACATCACAAACTGAATATATTAGCAAGGATACACATCCCAATATGAGGGTAATAGATGCCGTATGTATGAGTATCGCTATACCATTTTTATTCGAGGCGGGAAAATACAAAGGCAAGACCTATATAGATGGGGGGATAATAGAAGACGTGCCGTTGACTCCATTTTTAGACAAGAAACATCACGAAGTGGTATGTATGAAATTAGACATGAACACACAGTTTCAGGATGATATTAGTAATCCAAAACAGTTCGTTGAGTGTATGATTATGGCAACAATTAGGAATAGAGCTAATCATTATAATAACAAATCCAGATCGATAAATATTAATGTGGGAGATACGAATATATTTGATTTCAATATGGATTACGATGCTAAAGTTAAACTCTTCATGACGGGGTTCGAAGCAGTATAGGGCTCTGTGAAATTATTTATTGGTCTATATTATAAAGTGTGCGAACATGAACGCATGCGACCCAGAATTAGAAATTGAAAATCTAAGAAAACTCGCCAGTCGAAATGCTGGACGAGAGATTAAATTGACACGTAGGCAAATATGTAAAGCTTACGAAGATGTCCAGGAAGGTAACCTTCCGTTACCACCATTAGTTCTTAGTAGAGACAGAACTCACATGGTGGATAAGAAATCGCCTCTCAGATTGAAGGACTATGACGTTTTGTTCAGGTCTTCGTCTAAATTGGCAGCCATTCGCAGAATTGCTAGAAAGGTTGGTCTCACCAAGTTTGATGGTATCACGAAAGCGAAACTTATCACGAATATCAAAAACAGACTTATGTCTTTAGATATTCATGAACCGATAATTTTGGTGAAGACGCGTGCCAAGAAAAAGACTAATGTCGGCGAATTTTCTAATAACACCGTTTCCAATGGAAACAGTGCGTATAATAACACCGCAACGTCCGGTAATTCTGTGAATAACATGGGCAATTCCGCGTATAATAACAGTGGTAACAGCGGTAACGCGATGAGCAATTCCGCTAATAACACGGGCGGGAATATGAATGTCGCCGCGAATTCTACCAATAACGCCCCGGTGGGAAATACCAATAGTTCCAGAGCCCCGGTGGCGGGAACTTCTACCGTAGCATTTCCCAATAAGGTAAGCATTACCGGAACACCCAGGTTTTTGGGTGGTGGGGGTGTTACATACGGCGGAGGTGGTGGTGCTGTAGCGGCGGCACCGGCAGCACCGGCGGTGGTTGGTAGAGGTATGTATAACCAACCAACTCGTCCCGCGGTGGCGAGCACGAATGCTCCGGTTATTGCTCCCCGGCCTCAGCCCTCCCGTCCTTCAATGGGTAATAGTAAAGCAGAAAGGGAGAGAAAAGCTAAGTTAAAACAAGCCGAGGCAGATTTGGCAAAGTTGAAGAGTCAGAGAAATGCGATTTTAGCTGAACGCAAACAACTGAAGAATTCGGGAACCGGTGGTGAAGCTCTTCAATTAAAAAATGCCAAAGTTTTGAATGTGGAAAAGCTCATCAACACAAAGGAGAAAGAAATCGCCGAATTGTCGAAACCCTTACCTAAGGGACCGGGGATATTTGGGCGTATGTTCGGTGGTGGTAAAAAGAAGACGAACGTCCCGAGAACGAACGCTCCGGCGAAGACGAACAATGTCACTCCAGAGCCGAAAAAGGCGAACAATGCCACTCCGAAGAAGCCGAACAATGCCACTCCGAAGAAGTCGAACAATGTCACCCCGAAGAAGCCGAACAATGTCACTCCGAAGAAGCCGAACGCTCCGAACAAGCCGACGCCTCCCCCCGCTCCCCCCGTTCCCGGAAGACCAACGGCTAACAATCTCGTCAAACAACGTAAGGTAATCACAATTAAAGCTCATCTCAAAACCAAAACCAAATTAACAAATGTGGAGAAGAAGCAGTTTATGAATAAGATTACTAAAAATACAAACGTCGAGGTCTTGAAAAAGGAGATTAACGCGGCTAATGCTGCTAAACCGAACGCCCCGAAGAAGCCGAACGCTCCGACGCCGAACGCTCCGAAGCCGAACGCTCCGAAACCGAACGCTCCGAAGCCGAACGCTCCGAAACCGAACGTGCCCAATCCGGCGGCACAAAAGGCGGCAAAGATATTAGCCATAACACAATACGCCAAATCCAAAAAGGTATTTACTAATGACGAAATTAAAACGATGTTCTTAAGAAATGTCACTGCGAATACTAATGTTGGTTCGAGAAAGATGTTCATTAATGGTCAGGTCACTAAAAAAGCGAATGAGAAAGCCGCTCGTAACGCCAAGGAAGAAGCGAACCGCAAGGCCAAAGAAGAAGCGAACCGAAAAGCCAAGGAAGAGGCGAACCGCAAAGCCAAGGAGAATGCGAACCGCAAAGCCAAGGAAGAGGCGAACCGCAAAGCCAAGGAAGAGGCGAACCGTAAGGCGAAGGAGGAAGCCAATCGTAAAGCTGCGGAAGAAAGGAAGGCAGCCCAAAATAAGCTCAAGACGAATACGATCACCTATATGAATAAACCGGAAGTGAAACCGTTCATGAAGAACGCGGATCGTCAGTCTATCTTAAATAAGGTGAATCGCAAAGAAAGAAATTTCACGACCATGAATGGAATACAACGAAGAGTTGATGAGTATGTCACGGCATTCAAAGCCGCCAAAAAGGAGATGGAACTCAAGAAAATACAAAACAGGGTCGCAGAACTTCAATTAGGTAACAGAGGTAACTCTATCATAAAACAGTTTTCGGCGCCGAATTCTAAAATGACATTAGCTGTGGCTATCAAGGGATTGGAAGCACTCGCAAAACAAGCCGGACAAGCTCAACTCGAAAGGAATGTCCAAACACTTAAAAATCACATGT